CTCGGCTCCGGGCGACTGCCTACGCGCGGCAAGCACGCCGTGGGCCCACCCCCCTCACACAACTCCTCAATTCCCTTCCTCATTAAGAGGTGTATCTACTTGTCACGCGATGGGAAGCCACCCCACCATTCCCTCGCTGCTGTACGCGGTACGAGACACACGTTCGGCCAACTTTCAGCGACTCGTTGACATTTCGAAATGGGCGGGAAAGAAAAGAAGGAGAGAAGGTGCCACGATCGGATTACCTTCATCACAGAGTAACTGTAACCTCCCTGTTACAGCTGGCCGCCGTCTACAGACTAGACCAGGCACGGAAGGTTGTCCACACCAAGGAGAAGGACAACCGGAGGGGGAAAGTGACGGCGCAGTGGGAGCCTAACTTGAACAATGCGCGGGCGCAGAGTCAAGAAGGGATGGTCCTCGCACCAGGTACGGTCCCCATTATGGAAAATGGGAAGCTCCTTGCAACGCTCATAAAGGAACTTTGGCCAAACAAAGGCCCACCGAAACCCAGCCCACTCGAAACGTCTCGAACCGAAGTGAGGGGGAGTAGATCTACGAGCCTCAAAATAGGCTTTGCGATCAAGCTTCACTTCCAGAGGTCTGACCCTCTTTCCGATCCACTCGTTTGTGCATCTCCGTTGTTCTCTGGCAGAAGCAACGGTGATAGCATCGTAAAATCTCCCCCTAGGAGGTCTACCGACAATCACATCAACAGACCTCCGAACGCCTCTCTCTAGGGTTGGGGCGCCGCCAAACGCGGCGGCGTCCCGAAACCATCGCTTCCGGACAAGTTGCATCCGTAGCCAACGTGAAAGGCAGCCAAGACTGCCAATCACACCCCTAAGGGCGATCTCATGACGAAGCATGACAATGACACGAAGGACATTGCGTTGAGAGAACCCAACAAGACCAGTGACCACTTCGGCAAGCAGATCGGCCGGTTCCGTACGGGCAGGACGAAGAAATCCCAAGGTCGCCTTCGCAATCTTGCGACTACGATGTGCGTCGAAAGTCTGGCTGTTTAACTCCAGAAATCGCACGCTACGACCCGTTTTTTCTTCATTAACGATAAGACCGTAACGTGACGTAATGCGTCTCCATACTTGGTAGAAATCATTATCGCCACAAAACATACAGTCATCACCGTTGAACCTGCCAATACGGCATCTGTCACTACCGTCACGAACATCGCAGGCGATGTCAAAACAGCTCTTATTGAGGAGGCAAAGTAATGGAAAACTGATAAGGTTCCCCATCATCGATCCTCGCTTTATGGGATGGTAACCATCCAAACCAAGAACGCTGTTTTTGTAACGGAGGTTCGAGAAACTTCCGACCAACACACTCCTTTCCTTCTCCGACAATTCCGGGCTTTTTGAGATCTCGTCAACTATTACAGAGACTGCCGGAAGGTAGATGTTATCAGTAGCGGCAGAATAATCGCCACTGATATAGAGCTCACCTTCCCGTTTATCCTGAACGATAGACTCAAAATCCCCGTTAGTAACATCCCCACGGACACACCACCCGAAGGAGGTGATGTGATCATACAAAGAGTTGTGTACCGGGGTCAACACGCGCTTGACCTCCGCAGACTGCATAGTTACAGCCCGGAATTTCCCCTTAGTTTTTGCAACACCAAGTCGTACGGCTGAATAATCACCGAGATAATCATCAACACCGCACGACAGGGTACCACCGTCCCTACGAGTCAATTCGAGACAACCCTGCTGGTCAGGGATATACTCACCAAGAGCAGGCGCTCCCTCGCCTCTTCTCACTTTCTCCAACCGCTTGCCCCAACCGTTAAGATTTTCTCTCACTGCCTTCCGCAGTTCCTCGAGATCCTCCACGCTTGGGAGATCACCAAGTGGCACGTCGCGGGCGACGTGATTCCTCCACTCGGTTTTCGCCTTGCTCATCAGACCACGATCACATTCCTTACAAGGAAGATCAAACAACCTTTTGGTCGACTTCAGAGCCAGCGTAAGCCTACTCTTCCGTCTAGAATGCATTTTACACCGTTCCAGGCATAACTTGATCCAACGATCCCACGAGGTGCGAAGTGAAACGCAAGTACGTCTGTCCTTGGACAGATAAGCATACTCTGGAATGCAGAATTCCATAGAGAGTATAGTACGAGCGTTTTTCAACGCCTTTTCTAGTGACCCTGCTGCAGGACAGCGGGCATTAGGAATAGCCTCCCACGGTTGAAGCGGGTCTTCTTCCATCATACAGAACTACGTCGTAAGAGGCGTAGATTCGATGAAACTGCTTTGGGCAG